AACGGCTGAATGGACGTATCCCAAGAACTATGCCATCGGTGACGAAGTGACGTATCAGGGCAGCACGTACCGTTGCCGTCAAGCGCACACCAGTAACGCGGCATGGTATCCAGCACCCGCGACGCTGTCGCTCTGGCTGCCGATCTAGGATCGTAGAACGTGTGTTATGGGAAGCGCCCCGGTCGATTGGCCGGGGCGCTGTGATTCCGGTGCGTTATGGCGATGGGATGTCGATAGGGTAGAGGTGTGGCAGTGTGAGGATTGATTCAGAGAGGGGTAGAAAATGGCAGACATTGTAGTGACCGCGGCCAATGTGGTCGCCGGGTCGAACGCGAAGAAGGCGACGGGCGTGGCTGGCGCGACGATCACAGCGGGACAGACGCTGTACGCGGACAGCGCCGCCAGCTTCACGCTGAAGCCGGGGGACGCGAATGCGTCGTCGGTGACGGCGAAGATAGTCGGGGTCGCGCTGCATGGTGCGTCGGCCAACCAGCCGATCACGTATGTGTACGAGGATGACGACTTCACGCCGGGCGCGACGCTGACGACCGGCACGATCTACGTCGCCAGCGGGACGGCGGGCGGCATCGCGCCGGCTGCCGACATCACGACCGGCTGGTATCCGACGGTGCTGTTCATCGCCAAGTCCACCAGCAAGGCTGTGCTGAAGCTGGTGGCGGGTGGAGCGGCGGCGTAATGGACGCCCGGACGGTGCTGACGGAACGGATGACGCGGGCGGCGCAGCAGCTTCGGCGTGAACTGGAGGCGGCGGGGCTGCTGGATGGGGTACTGCCGGCGGATGAGATCACGGTGTACGAGACGGCGGACGGCGTCAACATTCGTTTCCTGCGCGACGAGCAGGCGGTGAGCGCGGCGGCGTCGAAGCGGGCGCGGAAAGCGCAGATCGACGCGGAAACGCTGTAATGCAGATCGGGCCGACAGCGGCAGAACGCATCAGCGCGCTGGTACAAGGGCTGCTCGACCGGGGATATACCCGGTCGGTGCAGCCGGTTTTGCGTGCCATCGCCACAAGCGCGGCGATGGAGCTGCGGCTGCGCGATCTGGAAGTGGAAGCGGCGCGGCGGGCGGCAGCCGGCGAACGGCTGGCGGTCGATAACGCGGTATTGCAAACGACGCTGGAGACGGCGCGCCGGGATGCGAACCGGGCGGCGCGGATCATCGACAATGCGGCGGACGGGGTGCAGGCCAGCGCGATCACTGCCGGGCGGGACATCACACGGGAACTGGCGATCGGCGGCATCGACCAGGCGGCGCTGGTACGCATCGGCGTGCGCTGGAACATGCCCGACCCGGAGGCGGTCGCCCGGCTGATCGACTACACCAACAGCAGCGGGTGGGCGGCGGAGATCCGGCGGTATCCCGACCTGGTGGTGGATGTGGTGCGCAACCAGGCGATCCGGGGTGTGGTCGAAGGCTGGAACCCGGTGCGGACGGCGCGCGAGATCCGGCGGATGAGCACGACGCTGCCGACGGCGCAGGCCAATACGCTGATGCGGACGCTGCAACTGACGAGCTATCGGGATGCGGCGGCCATCAACCAGCGGGCGAACGCGGACATTCTGACCGGGCAGATCCGACTGGGGACGCTGGACGGGCGGATCTGCATGGCGTGCATCGCGCTGCATGGCACGACACTGCCGGCGGGCGAGCGCGTCGATGATCATCACAACGGGCGGTGCGTGGGCGTGCCGGTGGTGCGCGGGATGACGCGGCAGGTGGTGACGGGCGAGGAGTGGTTCAACGGGCTGAGCGAGCAGCAGCAGCAGGCGATCGCCGGGCCGGGGGCGTATGAGCTGCTGCGGAGTGGACGGGCGCAACTGCGCGACTTCGCGGTCGAGTATCAGGATCAGACGTTTGGGCGGATGGTGCGCGAGGCGACGCTGCGGGAGATTGAGGGTAGATAGAAGGTGCGTTATAGCAGCGGCGCGGTGCTAGGGTAGAGAGTGATTAGGGTACAGGAGAGGCGAGACGCCATGATGAGGACGTTGCAGGCGACACGGCGACCGGGCGCGGAGGGGATGATTTCCCTGCGTGCGCGGCGGACGTGGTACGACGAAGACGCTGCCGGGCAAGAGGCCGCGGCGGCGGGCGGGAACGGAAACGTTTCCGACGAGTGGAAGCTGGAAGACCTGCCGACGGGGGCGCAGAAGTACATCAAGGAACTGCGCGCGGAAGCTGCCGAACGACGCAAGGCGCTGGAAGCGGAGCGCGTCGAGGCGCAGCGACGGGAACAGACGCGGCTGGCGGAAGAAGGCCGGTGGAAAGAACTGGCTGAAACGCGAGCTGCGGAACTGGCGACAGTGAAGCCGTACCAGGAACGGGCGACGGCACTGGAAGCGATGATCGTCGCGTCGAACAAGACGCGGATAGAACGCATCCCGGAGGATATGCGCGCGCTGGTTCCGATCGAGTATGCGCCGGAGAAACTGGCCGGGTGGCTGGATGCCAACCTCGACCGGCTGCTGAAGCGACCTGCGCCAGAAGTGGATGCGGGCGCGGGGGCGACGGCAGCGGGCACGGGTCTTCCGAAATTGACCGAAGACGAGCGCCGGATCGCGCGGGCGATGGGACTGAGCGAAGAAGCCTACGCGAAACGGAAGGCTGAATTGCAGGGATAGTCCTGCTAGAGACAGAGAGGGGAAATCATGACCGACACGAGCACGGGCTTCCGCTATCGCGGACGTATCAGCGGCGGGAACCCGACCATTCAGGATCTGCTGTACAAGGACACTGAAACGCTGAGCAAGGGCGACCTGGTCAACCTGGAGTCGGGCGAGATCGACCTGGGCGCGACCGGCGACACCAACTTCGTCGGGCTGGTGCTGGAGACCCAGGCGGGTACCGACAGCACGACGCGGGCGAAGGTGATCGTGGACAGCGACATCATCCTGGGGGTGTACGACCCGAATGCGCGCCTGAAAGGCGCGACGCTCGACATCTCCGGGGCGACGGGCGCGCAGACGGTGGCGGCCTCCAGCAACAAGGAGTTCGTCGTCTACGCGGAATCGACCGCCAGCGAAGAAACGCTGGTGGTGTTCAACACCGGCAAGCACGTCGGCAACAAGGCTCAGTAGGCCATTGGGCCAGAATAGGATGAGGTGAATCATGGCTGATGGTGTGCTGATCAAGGAAGGGTGGGCGAATGCGCTCGAACCGGGCATTCGCGAATGGTTCCGTATCGGGGCGCAGCGGCGACCGTCGCTGATCCCGCAGATGTTCGATGTGCTGAGCAGCGACAAGGATGCCGAGCACTTCAACGGCATCGGCGCGATCGCCCCGGATCAGTGGGGTCTGTTCAGCAAGACCGGCAGCGTGCCGACGGTGTCGATGGAAGCGGGCTACAAGGCCACGTTCCGTCACACGACGTACCTGGTCGAACTGCCGATCCAGCAGGAGCTGATCGAAGACAACCTGTACCGCAACGTGATCGACGCGGCCCTGGCGCTGGGCGACAGCGCGGCGCTGAAGCGCGAGACGGACGCGGCGAGCGTGTTCAACAACGCGTTCAGCAGCAGCTTCGTCGGGCCGGACAGCGTGGCACTGTGCAGCGACAGCCATCCCAATGGCCCGACGGTCAGCGGGACGCAGGACAACAACTACGCGCTGGCGCTGACGCGCGACAACGTCCGCACGATCCGCGAGGCGATGCAGGCGTTCAAGGATGACAAGGGCAATCTGCTGGCTGTGACGCCGGACACCATCCTGGTGCCGCCGGCGCTGGAAGATGACGCCCGGATCATCGCCGACAGCGTGCTCGACCCGACCAGCGCGAACAACGCGTCGAACCCGATGCGCGGGCGCTTCAACGTCGTGGTCTGGCACTACCTGACCGACAGCAACGCCTGGTTCATGATCGACTCGTTCATGATGCGCCGGGCGCTGAAGTGGATCGACCGCGTGGCGCTCGACATCCGTCTCGACCGTGTGGAGCAGCGCGCGTATGCGTACTACAACGCGCGGATGCGCTACAGCTACGGCTGGACGGACTGGCGCTGGGTGGCGGGCAGCAACCCCAGCTAGACCGACTGAATAAGCAGGGGCGCGGGTGACTGCGCCCCTTACCACACGAGGTGAGACGATGGGTGTGACGAATTTTCCGAACGGTCTGAGCATCTACGGGGTGGACATCCAGGCCGACT